GCACTCGTGGCTAACCTGGTCAAGGTCGCGGCCGTCCTCGAGGCGTTCGCGGATTACTACGAGCAGAACGAGCGCGCGAAGACCTCGGCCGTCGCCGAGGCGCGCGCGGCGCGCATCCAGAAGATCGCGGTCGCCCACCTGGCGGCCCAGGGCGAGGAGCTGTCGGACGTCGTCCGCCAGAAGCTCGCCAAGACGGATGACGCGTCCCTCGACTACGTCGAGGAGCTGCTCAACAAGCAGGCCGGAACGGTGACGCCGCTCGGCGCCGGTGCCGAACCCGACCTCGACACGAAACCCCGGACCGTGAAGGAGGCGGCAGATGCCGCCGACGAGCGGTTCAAGGCCTGGATCCTCGGTCAGTAGCGTTCTCCACGGAGGCAAAGTCAGATGCTCTTGAACACCCTGTTCGACGTACTGCGCGGTTTTCCCCGGGAAGGCGCGATCGACGAGACCTTCCCGATCCACCAGACGACCCCGGGCACGCCGGACGTCTTGCACGCCGGCCAGGTCGTGGCCGTCCAGTCGGACGGCTCGGTCGCGCTGGCCACGACGCCCAACCGGTCGTCGGCGAACGGCGTGGCCACGTGGGTGGTCGTGACCGACAGCACCGACTTCGACGCCTCGTTCGTCGGGAGCGTGACCTGCCTCCGCGCCAACGCGGAGTTCAAGCTCGACCCGTCGACCTTCACCGCGGCCACCCTCGCCATCGGCACCAAGCTGACCTTCAGCGCCGGCCAGTGGGTGACCGCCGCGACCAACAACCAGATCATCGGCGAGGTCCTGGCGAACAACGTCGCCACGGACACGACGATCACCGTCTACTACAGCGGTACCGACACCGCGTCGTTCTAACCGCACCCGAGACCCGAGGAGAAGCACACCATGACCGCCGCATACAAGACCCAGACGGAACAGGTCTCGGCCCAGTTCATCAACTCGAACTTCGTCCGCAAGGTCACCGACGGGCGGACGAAGGAGGCGGAGGCCGAGGGCACCGCCTTCATCCGCCAGAAGCTCCGCCAGGATTCCTTCGCGCGCGAGCTCATCGAGCCGGTCATGCTGGCCGACGACGAGATCGACCGCGACGAGAACACGGACCAGCCGAAGAAGATCGTCGAGAAGGAGCCCGACTCCGTCGCGACGTTCGTGCCGTTCAACGGCTCGGCCCAGCGGACGTGGTTCCGCGGTCGGCGCTTCGCGGTCTACTTCGGCAAGACCGAGAGCCAGCGCTTCACCAAGAACAAGTTCGAGCTGATGACGTACCAGAACGACATCCGCAAGATCCTGTCGGACAACTCCGTCAAGGACATGGCGGACCAGGAGGACACCAAGTTCCTCTCGACGATCAACGCGATCATCGCGCTGAACCCGTCGACCCAGAAGACGCTGTCGGGCACGTTCAACTCGACCGCGTTCAAGCAGGGCTTCCAGGGCCTCGTCAACCGGCTCCAGCCGATCGGCAAGATCCTGATGTCGAAGTCGACGTACTACGAGGCCCTCGACCTGCCGGCGACCAGCGTCGGCAACGACGTGGCGTCGCGGCACTACGACCTCGGCATCGAGGCCGAGGAGAAGCTCTGGGGCATCCCGGTCGTCTCGACGATCAAGCGCAGCATCGTCGACGATGTCGCCGGCGGCACGCGCCGCTCGGCGTACGTGTTCGCGCCGCAGAACTACCTCGGCGTGTTCTTCCTGCTGCAGGACGCGACCCTGTACATCAAGCAGGAGGCCGACATCATCGAGTTCTGGAGCTACGCAGCTCCGGGCATCGGCATCGGCAACACGCTCTCGGTCCAGCGCATCGATTTCCCGTTCGCCTGAGCGGACTTGGGCCAGTGGCCCATGAGACAGTCAGCCCCCGAGTATCGGGGGCTGTTTCATTTGGCCTTCCGGCTTGCTTGATCAGCAGCATTGCAGCATCATTTCAAGATGCCGCTCTCGGCTGAACGGACGCATGCCGTCTTCGGATACATCCTCGAGTCGATTACGCCCGGCATGGCGAAGCGAGTCGTCGCACTGTGTGAATTGTGCGCTTGTGAATTCATCGTGATTCGCAAGAACCTCAACACGACCTGCACGTGTCGAAAGTGCAGTTTTAAGTTGGTGCCGCGGGAACACTACGCACGAGGCGTCGCGCGACGCAAGGCGACCTGTCTAACGACGTACGGACAAGAATCGAAACCCGTCTCCGCGTCCGCAAAGGAGAAGCGGCGGGCCACTAATATGGCGCGATTCGGAGCACCGACACCCCAGCAAAACCCAGTCGTTCGTGCCAAGACCGAAGAGACCAACCTTGCACGCTTCGGGACGCGGCACCCGATCGCGACTTCCGCGTTTGCAGCCAAGGCCCGGGAGACTATGATGCGTGAGTACGGGGCCGCGCATACACTTCAGGTGCCCGAACTACTCACGAAGATGCGAGCAACGATGCTCGCGCGTTATGGTGTGACGAACCCGTCTCGATCACCGATATTGACGGCCAAGCGGATTGAAACGACCTTAACCAAGCACGGAACGCTGGTACCGAGTGGGTATGGCAAGGCGCAGAACGAGATCCTGTGCTTGCTGGACCAGTGGGGTATTCAGAACATCAGGTGTGACTACCGACTAGACAGAACCACGCAAACGCTGGATTTCTACGCGCCGAACGAGAAGCTCGCGGTCGAGTACTGCGGCTTGTATTGGCACAATGAATTGAGTCCGACGCCGCGGGGGCGTGACTACCACATCGGCAAGCACAGAGCCGCGGGCGCGGAGGACATCCAACTCGTCACAATATTCGAAGATGAGTGGACGCGTCGACGTGAGCAGGCTGAACACCGCCTCAAAGCGGTCTTTGGAAAAAACGAACATGTTGTAGGTGGACGCGAATGCCTGATGTCCGTAGTGCCTGAGGGCACGCTTCGGACATTCATCGGTCAAAACCACTTGCAGGGACTGGGAACGCATCCATTGATTGGGTGGGGCCTCCGGTACAAAGACGAGCTACTCGGTGTACTCACGTTGAACAAGCACCACCGCCAGCACCAGGACGCGGTCGTGCTGGGCCGCCTCTGCTTCAAGATGAACACTACCGTGGTCGGCGGCGCACAGAAACTCATCGAGACAGCCAAACAGTGGCTACGGGTAAACAACGTGAAGTCGATCATCTCGTGGTCAGACAACCGTTGGTCAAGCGGAGGCGTGTACTTGGCGATGGGGTTCGTGCTGGACGGAGATCTGTTGCAAGACTACTCGTACGTCAACTACAAGTCACCGCGTGGAGTTCGCCTGTCCAAACAAACGCAGGCAAAGGCGCGCGCGAAGTGCCCCGCCCACTTAACGGAGCGAGAGTGGGCACTCGAGCGAGGTCTCGCGCGCATCTGGGATTGCGGCCACAAGCGCTGGAAGCTCATCCTATAATTCGCCCACCGTGTCGAACTACATCATCACGAACAAGCAGCACAGCATCATGGACCTCGCGCCGCTGCGCGACGTCAGCGGCCACGTCCTGACGTTCCGCCCCAAGGGCACGCCCGGCGACTCCAAGGAGGTCGACGAGGCGACCGTCGACAGCGAGATCGTCGAACGCGTGTACAAGGCGGGCTGGATCGACATCAAGCACAAGGCGCCGCCGCAGCCGAGCGTAACGCCAGGGACGCCGCCCGCGCCCCCGGCACCCGTCGTGACGCCGCCCGCCCCGCCGCCCCCGCCCCCGCCCGCGCCCACGGCCCCCGTCGTGACGCCTCCGCTGCACGTCGACCCGGAGCACTCGGAGCCCGTGCGCGCGCCGGAGCACGTCGACCCCGAGCCCAAGAAGTAGACGCGCACCGACTACAATAGGGGAACACATGGGCAACTCCGCGACGACAAGATCGCCGATGGCGACGGCCACCGCGATCCAGCAGCGGATCGCGTCGGGTCACTTCGACGGGACCTTCCCGACCGGAGACTCCCCCCTCGACGCCGGCAACTCGATGTTCAAGTACGCCGCGCAGACCGCGGGCGGGCTGTTCTTCTGGAACACCGTCGAGCCGCTGGTCTGCAGCCAGATCCACGTCGACTGCGGGGCGTCGGCCGACATCAGCATCTACCTCGTCAACCTCGACCCGACGACGGTCAACACGGATTCCCCGACCATCCTGTCGGGCGAGACCATGACGATCGAGCAGGCGACGGCCGCGCAGTTCATCGCGCTCGACGAGGCCCGCTTCAAGACCATCCTGCTGCCCTTCCAGGGCATCCAGATCGTGACGACAACCAGCGGCGCGGCGCAGATCGCCCAGGTCGTCGCCAGCATCGAGCGGCAGTTCGTGCGCTGATGCCCGTCGTAGCGACCCCCGTAACGCCGAACGTCGTCACCCGCGACCAGGTGCGGATGTTCATGCGCGACTACGCGCCCAACAACATCCTGCTCGACGCGCCGGAGTTCTCGGACCGCGACCTCAACCTCGCGATCGAGATGGCGGTGTCGGCGTTCAACACGGTCACGCCGCAGACCAACTTCACGCCGGCGTCGTTCCCGCAGCAGCTGACGTACCTGCTGCTCATCGGCACGACGCGCTTCCTGCTCATGAGCGAGTCGTTCCTGCAGGTGCGCAACCAGGCGACCGTGCAGGACGGCGACATCGCGCCGATCGGCATCTCCGACAAGGCGGAGCTGTACGCGTCGCTGTCGCAGAAGTTGAAGGCGGAGTGGGACGAGCTAACTCGCGGGGTGAAAACGCAGAACAACCTAGAGGGCGCATATGCGACCCTCAGCTCGGGCTACCTCAACGTCTCGCGATTCAATCGCTCGTGAAGCGTTGCGACTTCTGCGTCGCATTCGTACAATCAACGCTCACCAATGGGCGTCAACATCGACCAAACGAAGACGCGCTTTGGGTACAACCCGTCGGACCTTCATCCAGCATCCGCCAAGCTTGTCGTCTACACGTGTGATGGCTGTGGCAAGGCAGCCGAGCGACAACGCAGGCGGACGATCAACGAGACGTTGTGTCACAAATGTGCCATACGTAAGCCGCGCTCCGCCGCTGCCCAGCAAAAGTTCCACGCCTCGATGATCACGAAGTTCGGCGTACCGCATGCCCTCCAGGATCCCGAACTATGCCGGCGCGCGCACGAGAACGTGACGCCGAGGACTCCGCGCGTATACGCACTGGACGCGCTGCCCATCGACGATGCGGAGACTCG